AATCTGGCCAATTCATGGATACCTGTTCAACGGGTAACTCCCTACCTAATAACTCACTATATTTAGACTCCACAGTCTCCGCACCCTTGAGTAAACTATTAATCAGAGGTGTCCATCCCTGCAATGTTGTAAAGGTCAGCATGACCCGTCCGTGGTAATCAACTGTTCTACCACCTACCAATGTTTCAAATACATTTTGTGGTGCTTCCTCGTCCATATGAATACAATGTGCAGACCATCCCTCAAAGATTTGTGGATCTGCCATATACTGCCGATAATTATTAAAGTATATGGTACTGCCACGTTCTGCATCAGGGTCTGTGGGTGGTAAGATTGCTTTACCAGCATTGAATCCATTTTTCTGTGTATATTGTAAGCTATGATTTGCACCCTTTTTCTTGCTCCGTTTGTACCGTGCCGGAAGATTTTCCCATATGTAACGCTGGGAATCTGAGATACTTCTCTCCTCACTCACATGCATGGATCGAATCTCTGCTTCTGGTATTGCCTGTGCTAAATGCACAAGCATACGAGACGCGAAAGTTGTTTTCGAACTGCGATTACCGCCCAAAATAATATGTATTTTTGTGGAGTCCCAATTCTCCATGACTCTGCGCCAACCAGGTAATGTCCATCCCCACTCAATTGGATCTTCTTTTTCGCTGTTTGGTTGATCGAGTAGTAATCGAGTAAGTGTTTCTGCTCGTACAGGATCTTGTACAGTTAGCCTATCTATCTCTTCTTCCGATAATGCACACTTTAACTCACCCTTCTCATACTTTAAATCCTCAGTCCAGGGCAGACCAAAGCGTGCGTTAATCTCATCTGCATAGGTGACTTTACCCACGATTAAGAATCTCTATCCCTACGATGATTGCTTCTTCGAGCGAGTTACACGGGATTTCCTTTTCACCAATTTGCCAGCCTTCCGTATCCGTTCCAACGTCTCTGGGCTTAATTGTAAGGGTGGCGGCCCTAGCTTTTTCAAGTCGCACCTCGGTAATTCTGCAACTGATGTCGATATCGCTCGCCCGTATTTTCTCCAAAAGATCGGATTGAAACCCTTGGGTACTTTCATTCATCAACATGTACAGGTTGGTTCAAAAAACTGTTTCCATTGTGACCCGCACTTCCAACATCTCTGCCACCCAAAGGGTGCTTTCCTTGCCCACAACTTCTGCTGTTCAATAGTCCAATCATCATCTCCATCTATCCACTTCATGCTTGTCTTGCTTGCTCCTCCATTAACTGCTTCTCAAGCTCGATTACTCTACGCTTTAAGACCATATTCTCATCTGTTAATCTCCTGACCCATAATGGCCAATTCTCAATCTTCTCTCCCGTGGGTGCATATAAATTCATTCTTCTTCCTCCTCTAAGTCCATATCGCATTGAAAATCGATTACATCTTCCTTGTAATACTCCCTTGCTGCGCAAACCATGCATTCAACAATAGTGTCATCCTCCATGTCAGATTCCTCTGACCAACGATGGATCAAGTTCTTAAACTCATGTGTACATTGTCTTACTTCGTTTGGCATAATTTCTAAAATCGTCTATTCTGTCAGGCATTCGCCTGGGCGTTTTTGTGCGGTAGACCTTGCCATATGAATTGATTGCAAGTTCGTTCTTGTTCCAAAATCTTAACCATGCTTTCTGGACTTCCTCGTATGGCACATGGCATTCATTTCCTTCCACAAAGTCTTCCATGCTAGTTCTGCATTACTCCTCTTCCTCTTCCTCTTCCTCAGTCGGATTACGCCATCCCTCACCACGTCGCCTCCGTCTGTCAGCAATTAATTCATCGTGATATTCATCACATTCATCGTAATCAACTTCATATTGCTCGTCATCCGGGTCTGGTAACTCTCTCCAAAATTCCCATCTGTCTGGTGCAAAATTAAAATCACTCATATCAATCTGTCCTTTCTGTCGTAATTACCCGTTAATGCCCAAAGGTCGCCATCTTCCCTCTTAACCTTAACCACACTACCCAATCCAAAACTACCCGGCTTTGCCCGGAACTTGCCATGTGTACCATCACTAAATTCTATAAATCTAAGGTAAGGATTCTTAGGTAACATATATACCTTCGCAGTACGGATCTCATCCATACTCTGCTTAATCATCCCCTCCTTTATCAATACCCTCTCCTCTTTCTCCACCTCTTCCTTCTGATTACTCTCCAATTCAAGCAGTAAAGTAACCATCTTCTTGCTTAATCGGTCATTACTAAAGGCAAGCCTGACTGTGACAGGCTTAACTCCAACCAATTCACTAAACTCCGTGTAATTCATACACGCCTCCTTTAAAACACCTTTCGCTCGTTCTGTATCCATTTGTCACCTTATGTAGTCTTTATCTTGACAAATCAAGTTCTTTTTGAAAAAAACTAAAATTTCATGCCAAAACAATATAAACGAAGAGCAAGGAAGCCCGGTACAGTCCGTGGATTCTGTGATGAAATGACAAAAAATAATATTATAAAATCAGCAGCCAAGATTGCAGCCAAACAATCAAATGGGAAAAAAGAAGCAGAGATCCTAATGAAACAAGATCCAGAACTTCGTCAGTCAATCGGTAACTTCCTACGCTATCGCCTAGACATGACAGAGCAGGAGTTCCTAAACAAAGTAAATAACAAGCTCTCAGATATGGTCGCAGACTCCCTAAACACCCTGCACAATAAACTAGACGAAATACCACCCCAAAACCTCGCCTACGCAGTTGCCGTTCTCATGGACAAGTTCCTAACCGTCTCAGGCAGACCATCCAATATAACCGCATCCGCAAATGTAACTCTCGGCTCTTCAGACATGTCACCCGATCAAGTTCGTTCAATCCTAAAGGGTGCAACCAAAGAAGTTAAAAAACAACCCACAAAAGCATCAGAGGAAAAAGTCGTGGATATCACTCCAAATGACAACTCCACTAAATAAAAAAATTATCGCACTACGCAGAAAAGGACTGTCCTTTAACCAAATTGCAAAGAAATTAAAATGTTCAAAATCAACCGTCTCCTACGCACTACGCAAAAAAACAAGGCAAAAGGTAAGAGATAAAACAATACAAATCCCCATACACGAAAAATTAAACAGAAAAAAAATCTATAGATTCCAAAACCCAAAACCTACAAACAAAATTACACTCCCCTGGTACTTAAATAAAACACCAAGGCAAATATCAAAAGCAATTACCTGCAAAGCATTCACCTTTCAAAGACGTATGACATTCAATTACAAAGATGTACAAGCCAAATTCGGTGACCACTTCCCATGCGCACTTACAGGCAGACCCATAGACTTTAATAAACCAGATACCTACGAGTATGACCATATCCTACCCATCGCAAGAGGGGGCGATAATTCACTCGATAACCTGCAAATCGTATGCCCAGAAGCAAACCGGGCAAAAGGTATGATGACCGATCAAGAGTTCATAGAACTATGCAAGGAAGTTGTTATCCATGCAGGGCATAGAATATATAAACCTATAGACACCTAACTTTTACAGGTATTGTGGCGGTGGGGTTTAGGATTTCCCCTCTGGTTATAGTCATCACCTGTTCCGTAACCACATAAAAGCGGAACACCCCACCTTGTAAATCAAGGATCGTACTCCGCATTTACAACCCAAACTACATAACCATACCCTCGGTGACGAGGCCATGCTGTGCGGTGATGTGTGGGGGTGTGGGAGTGATGGGCGTGGGAGTGATGAGCTTGCCCCCATAATAACCATGCGCAAAACGAAACCCCATCAAGGGGGGCATATTGCGAAAAAAGTTATGCGGGGGGTGATAATAATATAGAAAGAACGCAGGCGCGCACGCGCACCCCCGCCCCCCCCGCATGCGCGCCAGGCGTGCGACTATTTAGAACGATTTTGGGTGATGTTATTTTTTTTAGAAATTGCACGCTATGCATGTTTAGTGGGATTCAATGCAATTGAATGCGAGCTTGCAAGTTTTTGGTGTGGATCGCACGCAAGATTGAATAATGAAATGCAAGCTGGGAAAAGTTTGCATGCATTCAATTTGCTTTACACATGTAAAGCAGAAAAACTGTTACCGGGTCGAAATGCTTTCAATTGCAACTTACTTGCATTTAAACGCGCACATCTTTTTCCCAACAAGCACGCTTTCATTGTTTCCATTGTTCCAGGTAAGCGCTAAACATGGCATCGTTTACGATGGCGTGCATGCATGCTAGTAAAACTTTTTTTTACTTTTTACTTGCATTCAAACTACAATAACATACATTGTGTGTATTCGCGGTAATACTCCGCATTTTAACAACTCAAATTACTACAAATGACATATTATATTTATAAACGTAACCGGGCGGGCGCTGCTTTTCAGTTGGGCTGGTCTTTTAATAAAAAAGATCTTGCTGCTAAATTAGAAAAATATGCTTTTTGGAAGCGAAAAGGGTATACAGTTTTTTACATTGAAACTAAGTGATATGAAAACTTTAGCAGTTCTGAAACTACAAACAACTAAATTTAGATACTATGCATTACGAATTATCATTAATATTTCTCGCACCTTACGCCATACTTGGCGCTTGGATCGCAATTCAAACAATACTTACAAAGAGAGGAAACTAATTATGAGCTTACAAGATAAAGTTTATACTCAAATACAAACACGCATAAAAACAATTTGTGCAAGCGAATACAGCGCAGCTCCAAAAACTCGCAAAGGATATCTTAAAAGGCCTTTGCAATACTCTGGCATAGTTGAGGATCTCGTTAAACTTGCAAGCGCTGTTTTAGACATGAGCGAGAAAGATGCTGAACATGTTTTTTATGATCTCACACATGGCGAGATACAACATACATTTTTACAAGCAAAGGAGAAACTAGCATGAACAAAGACCTACAAGATTTCATTACTGAGCATTGCAAGCGCATTGCAACTTTACAAAACAGCAAAGACCCTAACAAGCACGCATTAATTGCATTACTTGCAAAGGAGATCGGACAAGCAAAGGAGAAATTAGCATTAAATAAAGAAGAAAGCAAAGGATCGCATGGCCCAAGTGGGCCAAATGTAGACAAGCAATATGCGTGGCCTGATGACGTTGAAGATGACTGTTACCATATGGAGGAAGTACATTGAAACACGCCACAAAACTCTTTCCAATCGCATTGGATCGCTTGCTTGAGATAGGCGAGAAAGGCATGAAACAACGGAAACAAGGGGAGCGCGCAAAGCGTGGTGCATTGCCCCGTGAAACGGGGGCGTGCATGCATGCAACGCGTAAGGAGAAACAACTTAAATTACAATTACAAACAAGGATATGAAAATAACAAAAGAACGAGCAAAAGAATTACGCTGGCTTGGTGCTGTTTGGCCTAACCAAGAGCGTTGCAAGAATATCAAACCAGAGAGCAAAGAAGAAAGAAAGCGAGTAAAAGAAATATGGGATAAGAATCCTTCCGGCTTTTCCTCTTACTACTCTACACTTTGCGACATTGAACAAGGGAGGGTTGAAGGATGAAAGTTTTACAAGATCCATTAGGGGGCTGGTGCGTTGCAAATCATATTAACGGGTCAACCTGGTCAATTATCAAAGGCAAGTTTGACACAATGAGAAACGCACAAACTTGGTTAAATCAATACAAACAAAAAGAAAGGTTATACAAATGATAGACAAAGTAAAATTTGAAGGCATAGACGATTTTAACAGACCTGTTTTTAAATCTGTAAATAATCGCAATAGATACGGGTCAACAGATGAATTATTTTCTCATGATGAAAAAGAGAAATATGTTCTCAGGTGTATGGGAGAAATTAAAACACTTACGTTTTTCGGCACTCGCTTTAATTGTGAGCCTACCGGGGGAAATTATCCTGTAGAGGTGGAAGGAGAAACAGTATGAGCGATTTAAACGAAGATAGAATATTAATGCTTTGCATCTTAGTTGGTATGAAAAAAAATGATGAGGATCTTATCAAAAAAGGATACACCAGCGAGGAAATAGAAGAAGCAAAGAAAAGGTGTAACAATGCAGAAAGGTTACTGTGGCAACATCAAAGAGAGAATCCAACAGCATGACCTGGAGAAGAAACAAACATGCCAGGATCAAAGACTTTGAGGTCTTTGCATTTAAGAAGATAAAAGGTCAGCGTGCTTGCATGAAAGTACTTGATGTACAAGCACGCACGCCAGATGAAGCGGGTAAAACCGGGCAATCGTTTAGTAAGATGATGTCTTACGAATATTCACATGTAAGGGAAGTAACATGAGCAAACAAGACAACAATGACATGCTACCCAAGCTCGCACTTGGCATGGCGCTCTTCATAGCGCTCAAGTTAGTGCCGAAAGTGCTTGCCTGGTGGAGAAACAAGAAACAAGGAGAAATATAGAATGAAAATAGAACTAGAATTTGATATAACAAAAACAACACAAGATACTATAGAAGGCACATGGCATGGTAATATTGATGATGATGCAGTTTACTTACATCACTACACTGAGCTGCTAATAAAACATCATATTGCATCTCTTGTAGAAAATATTGACGCAGAGTATGGAACAGGTACTCACGCATGGAATATAGATACCAAGCACATCAATGAGAAATGTGGGGTATCTTTGTTTGAGGAGAATGGCAAAGAGATAGATCCGGAATCTATGCATGGCATTTTCGTGGCATATAAATATGGAATACCAGCATGAGCATGAATTACGAACACATTGAAGATGACAGAAAAGTTGAATTACTTTGCGATTTATTAAATGAATACGAAACTCGAATGCAGGAAAGAGAAAGAGATGGTGAAGATCCAGATTGTAAAGATTGGCAAGATTTAATTAATGGATGCAGAGAGTTTATAGAAATAGGAGAAACTTAATCTTTACCCTATACCCCTCTAAAAAGCGTTTTAGTACCCACACAGGTATGTTACCATTCTTTTTGTCAAAAGACGACTTCTAGCCCCCATGCTCGCAACGCAATGGCATACTATGAGTCACAATGTAAGTCAGATGTAGTCAAAAGGGAGACTTTTTATCATTTAGACGCGTTTCAACGTGGGTCGAGAATCGACCAATGGATTTATCAAAGAGAAACTTGCTTGCCC